AGAGCGTGTAATTAAAGTATGGAACGAATGGATCCTTGGTCCAGACGATGCTCCTGCTAATACATTTACTACTCGTACTACTATGCGTCAGTATGATATGGACCACACTCAATAACACACATTGAAGTGCGCGGTTAAATACGTACATGAGCAAAAGTTTAGATGGCGTATTAACTAAAAAAGCCAACACCAGAGAAACATTTACAGAAGAACAAATACAGGATCTGCAATTTTGCATGGATCCTGAATTAGGCTATCTGTATTTTGCAAAGAAGTTTGCGTACATTCAACACCCTGTACAAGGCAAACTATTATTTGATCCTTTCACATACCAGTTAGGGTTAATGGAAAGTTATCACAAATATAGATTTAATATAAACATGATGCCAAGGCAAACAGGTAAAACTACCTGTGCGGCAATATACTTAACTTGGTATGCAATGTTCAACCCAGATCAAACTATACTAATTGCGGCACACAAGTACACTGGTGCGCAAGAGATTATGCAACGTATTAGATACGTATATGAAATGTGTCCTGATCATATTAGAGCAGGTGTAACATCATACAACAAAGGTAGTATAGAGTTTGAGAATGGATCACGTATTGCTTCACAAACTACAACAGGCAACACAGGGCGTGGTATGTCTATATCATTACTATACTGTGATGAGTTTGCATTTGTGATGCCTAACATTGCCGAAGAATTTTGGACTTCGATATCACCTACACTTGCTACAGGTGGTCGTGCTATTATTACAAGCACACCTAACTCAGACGAAGATACATTTGCTACTATATGGAAGCAAGCAGAAGATAAATTTGATGCTAACGGAAATGAACAAGATGTTGGTATAAACGGCTTTCATAGTTTTATAGCAGAATGGCATGAGCATCCTGATAGGGATGACAAATGGAAAGCAGACGAAATAGGACGTATTGGTGAAGAGAAGTTTAGACGTGAATACGGTTGTGAATTTCTTGTATTTGACGAAACACTTATTAATAGTATTAAGTTAGCCGCTATGGAAGGATCAACACCTTTATTGAATATGGGTCAAACACGTTGGTATAAAAAACCTACAAGTCAATATACATATTGTGTATCGCTTGATCCCTCAATGGGTACAGGAGGCGATTATAGTGCAATACAAGTATTTGAATTGCCTACATACGAACAAGTAGCAGAATGGCGACACAATCAAACAGCTATACCAGGACAAATTAGAATACTTGCTGACATATGTAAGTATATAGAACAGGAAACAAATCATCCTGCTGGTATATACTGGAGTGTAGAAAATAATGGATTAGGTGAAGCGGCACTAATTGTTATACAAGACTTTGGCGAAGAAAACATACCGGGATTATTTGTAAGTGAACCTATACGCAAAGGACATGTGCGTAAATTTAGAAAAGGCTTTAACACTACACATAGTACAAAAGTTACAGCATGTAGTAGATTAAAAACAATGGTAGAAAATGATAAAATGTCTATCAAATCAAAAGTTCTTATAGGTGAGCTTAAAAACTTTATTGCAACCGGATCAAGTTATCAAGCAAAATCTGGTGCAACAGATGATTTAATAAGTGCTACATTATTATCCTTGCGTATGATGGAAGTGCTTAAAGATTGGGATCCGAGAGTGTATAATACATTCAATCAAGCAGAAGATATAGAAGATTACGAAGCACCTATGCCTATCTTCATTAGCAGTAACTATTGATAAATACTAATATGCAGAATATACAAAAGATAAGCACAGATTTATTTAATAAACTACGTGGCAGATTTGACCAAATTACAATCGGCGACGAAAGCGGCACTGTCACAAATACACCTGACAATGCAAGATTTTTTGATTTTGCATATACCGAAGGAAAAAAAGAATTAGGAAAAGTTAGTGTAAGTATAAATGAAGAAGATAAACTAACTGTAATATTTTCAAAAGACTTTATTACAGCAGAAGATTCATTTACACAAAAGAATTGGTATAACTTTCTTAAAGAATTACGTCAATTTGCCAAAAAAAGAATGTTAGAATTTGACGTAAGAGACATTAACAAATCCAATTTAACTAAAAGAGATTACAAATTTTTAGCAAAGCAGTCTGGGGACGATAACATGAACGAATCTAAGATGTATGGCACATCTCGTGTAAGCTATCAAAATGTTGATGAAGCACGTATTGTAGTAAAACATACAGAAAATATTAATCAAGAATTAAACAATAGAACACAAAAGATTGGTTCTATTTACATTGAAAGCAATGACGGAGAACGCTTTAAGTATCCATACAAACATTTGAATGGTGCAAGAGCAATGGCACGTCATGTAGCAGAAGGCGGTAAACCTTACGATGACTTTGGTAAACATATTACAAGCCTATCTGAAGAACTTTCTAAACTTAAAAAGTTTACTTCTTACATGGGTCGTTCAGCAGTAATGGCAGAAAGCCTTGCAGAATATACAGACGTTGTAAAAGGCCGTATTAAAACGGTAAAGAAAACAATAGAAAGTTTACAAAAAAAGAAAAACTACACAGAGGCATTTTCATCATTTGAATCCCCAGTTCTTGAAGATGTGCCAAGTGACGTTGCTGAAAATTGGATTGATCAACTTACTGTAAGACAGTTTAACGAAGAATTAAAAGATGTATTTCCATATATCTATAAGTTAGTAAGTGAAGCAACAAAAGCAACAGAATTAGGTCCGGATGATTTAGTAGATGAATCAGCACTAATGGCTTACGCAGGCAAAAAGAAGCACGGCGCAGAATATATGAAAAAAGCCGCACAGGCAGGACGCGAAGGTGCAAGTCAAGAAGAATTAGGCCGACTAAAAGACAAGTATAGTAAAGCTGAAAAGACTCCAGAAGAAATTCAAATAGAAACAGCATTTGAAAAAATGATGGGTCAGTTTTCAGAAGCCGGTGAAGAAGAAGAACACGAAACCGGATTTGAATTCATAGGTGATGACGGTGAACCAGCATACGGTCAACTATTATATACGGTTGTAAATGGTGAAGTAGATCCTAAATCATTAAGAGGTGAAACTGATGAATCAGATCCAAGGTTTGCAACTCATAAAGTTGATTCTGAGTTTGCAACAATGATGGTTGCACCCGGAGGTGATGATCACGAATCTGCACTTAATTATGCTCAAGTGGACTACAAAGAAAAACAAGCCGAAAATGAATCAGTATGTTCAGAGTGCGGCAACCCAAGTTACACAACATTACCAGAAGAAAAGCAAAAAGGCGTAGACGGCAAAGTATGCTGGAAAGGCTACAAGCGTATGGGCACCAAGAAAAAAGGTGGCAAGACTGTAGACAACTGTGTAAAGATTAAAGATGATGTCGAAATGGACGAAAAAGAACAAAAGACACCATTAGGCGAGTTCATACTAAGTTACTTTGATAGAGAACAAGGCGCATTTCCAAAAGGCGAAACAGCAGTTCTTACAATGGTAGAAAAAGATTATGGCGAGCGGTTCATAGAACCTGCAAAGGCATTTATAGAACAAATACAAGCAACGTACGAAGAAATCCAAATGCGTACACAACCACAGCAAATGGAAGTCGATACAGAGTTTGACAGAATGAGAGAGTTAGCTGGTTTAAGATAATCATCTAACTCCTTTAAGTTTTTTGTCTTTTCTTTAAAAAAAGACTTGACAATGTTTGTAAACGATAGTATTATATATACTGTGCTACAAACAAATAAGGCACAAAGCACATAGGCATAACATATAGGAGGCACAAACTATGGCATCATTAGCAGAAATCCGAGCAAAGCTCAAGGAACAAGAAGCCAACACTGGCGGAAACAGAGGTCCACAAGGACCCAATCCAATTTACCCATTTTGGAATATGCAAGAAGGACAGAGTTCAACTCTGAGATTCCTTCCTGATGGAGACGCAGACAATACTTTCTTTTGGAAAGAACGTTTGATGATCAAACTTCCATTTAGTGGAGTAAAAGGGGACACAGGTTCTCGTCCAGTACAAGTACAAGTACCTTGTATGGAAATGTACGGCGATAGCTGTTCAATTTTACAAGAAGTACGTGGTTGGTTTAAAGATCCATCATTAGAAGATATGGGTCGTAAATATTGGAAGAAGCGTTCATACGTATTCCAAGGTTTTGTAACGGAAAACCCACTTGCCGATGATCAAGCACCTGAGAATCCAATCAGACGCTTTATTATTGGTCCACAAATCTTCCAGATCATTAAGCAGGCGCTTATGGATCCAGACATGGAAGAACTACCAACAGATTATACTGCTGGTGTAGACTTCCGTCTTAACAAAACAAGTAAAGGCGGTTACGCAGACTATTCAACATCAAACTGGGCTCGTAGAGAGCGTCCATTAAGTGATGAAGAAATGTCAGCAATCAACACACATGGTTTGTTTAACCTAAATGACTTCCTTCCAAAGAAGCCAGACGAAACTGCAATTAAAGTAATGCAGGAGATGTTTGAAGCATCTGTAGATGGCGAAGTATATGATCCAGATCGTTGGAGCAACTACTTCCGTCCAGCAGGGATGTCACAAGCAACAGGTGATCCTAACAAAGCACCTGCTCCAGCGGCACCAACTGCAACTGCTCCGGCAGAACCAACTCCAGCACCAGAAGCGGCACCAGCGGCTCCTGTAGCAGAAACAGCACCAGCGGCACCAGCGGCTGAAGCGGCACCTGCAACTGGCGGTGATGCAAATGACATTCTTGCAATGATCAGAGCACGTCAAGGACAGTAAAACAATATGACAGCTATTGGCGAAACCGAAGTAGAGATTCACGGTTTACCTGTCAAAACTTCAAAAGTTAATAGCTGTCACGCTTTTTAGATAGGAGAAAATATGGCTAACAAGGCATTCGATCCGACTAAGTTTCGGACGGCACTAACAAAATCTATTTCAGGCATGAGTGCAGGATTTAACGATCCGACTGATTGGATTAGTACAGGTAACTATGCACTCAACTATCTTATTAGTGGCGACTTTAATAAAGGTGTGCCAATGGGTAAGGTAACTGTGTTTGCAGGAGAGTCTGGTGCAGGTAAAAGTTATATCTGTGCAGGCAACATTGTAAAGGAAGCACAACAACAAGGCATCTTTGTAGTTCTTATTGACTCAGAGAACGCACTTGACGAATCGTGGCTACATGCATTAGATGTAGACACAGCAGAAGACAAACTACTTAAACTTAACATGTCAATGATTGATGACGTTGCTAAGACTATTAGTACGTTTATGACAGACTACAAAGCAATGAACGAAGAAGACCGTCCTAAGGTGTTGTTTGTTATTGATAGTTTAGGTATGTTGTTAACACCTACAGATGTTGATCAGTTTAACAAGGGTGATATGAAAGGTGATATGGGTCGTAAGCCTAAGGCATTGACTTCACTTGTTCGTAACACAGTTAACATGATTGGCTCACATAATGTAGGACTTGTATGTACTAATCACACATACGCATCACAAGATATGTTTGATCCAGATGACAAGATCAGTGGTGGACAAGGCTTCATTTATGCATCAAGTATTGTTGTAGCAATGAAGAAACTAAAACTAAAAGAAGACGAAGATGGTAACAAGATCAGTCAAGTTATGGGTATCCGAGCTGGCTGTAAGGTTATGAAGACTCGTTACGCTAAACCTTTCGAAGGTGTACAAGTTAAGATTCCATACGAAACTGGTATGAATCCGTATAGTGGCTTGCTTGAATTGTTTGAAGCAAAAGTCATTATTAAAAAGCAAGGAAACAGACTTGCGTACACTACACTTGATGGTGAAGAAATCCTTGACTATCGTAAAAAGTGGATTGGTACAAACCTCGATAAAGTTATGTCAGATTACTTGGTAAAAGAAGCGTCAGTGGTAAATACCTCGGATGATGCAGAAACCGTTACAGAAGAATTAGTTGACGGACACGGTGACGTACACGAACTTATCGAGGAGTAAAGTATGGAAGAGAGTCAAGTAGTAGATATTTGGTTATGTTTTAAAGAGAGTATAGACAAAAAGCATTTAGAAGTTGTAGCTGAGAAGTACATCGACTTGTGCGCCGATCTTGGAACATCAGATATAACCTTTCGGGAATCATTAGGCAATTGCGGAGTGTTAGATGATGCGATTAACTACTATCTCGATGTTGACGACGATGACGACTGGGATGACGAAGAAAACGAGGACTGGTAATGGGTTGGTATAGTGAAATATCACGTGACATTAGTAAAATACCTGATGCTATTGCTTACTTTGAAAAAGAGTTAATTGATGCTCGAGTTGAAGTAAAGTTAAAAGGCAATGTTGAACGAGCCGCGGCAGAAATGCCCGGTATCGTTGAACATAGGTTTAACCAGTTACAAGAAATTGAAGCTATACTAAACTACCTCAATATTGAGCTACGTAGATTACGTAGCTCATTCTTTAAAAAATACCTTGAGAATTATCAAAGAGCTCTATCAAGCCGTGACGTA